CCATAGAGTCAACATTAAGAGTATAAACTCCTCTATCAACTTTGTACTTGTCTGATTTTAACCAAGAAGGATTTTTGATAACCTTCTTTTTAACAAGAGCATTAATCTCAGCCCTAGTCACCGTATCTTTTTTGTAAGTATCTTTTAATACTTTCAACACGGCATTTTGTGTTTTGTTTAACTCAATCATTATATAAGTCCTTTCATAGTTAAGTTATACATATATGCTATCATTATTTGTACTAAAAGTCAAGCATAAAAAAGCGTTATAAACCCTCATTTTTATGCGATCCTCTTAATAAAATTCTGTAATAATACTCTGGAATTGATTCGATTCTTCATTCCCGACATAAACATCTTTTTAAGACTTCTCTTATTAGTTGAATCTGTTTCAAATACTTTATTAGAAACTTTAGTGCCAGAGTTAACATAGAAGTAAACATCATAAGCAGTATCGTAATCAGCAATAAATTTGTCTTTACTAAACATCTTACGAGCCAACATCTCTTTATTGTAAGGTACTCTTAACATGTATTGTAATTCTCTATATTTTGAAACTAGATAAAAACCAATCAATTGTAAATTGTATTTCTTCTTTAAGTATTTCAACATAACACTTGTGAAATCTCTTTTATCTCTCCAGTAACTATGAGCAGGTACATACTTGCCGTTTAGTTTCAAATGTAATTCGCCAGATTTAGGGTGGTGCATTGAATTAGAAGCACCATCTGTTAAAGTAACAAGTGATAATTTGTCGGTCTTGTAATCAGTTTTAAATTTCTTAATAACATGATCCATTGCAACAAGTGATTCATTAAGTGGTGTTGAAGATAGATAGTAGTCACCTGAAATAGAAGGTACTGACTCATCTTCATAACTATCACCTCTTCTCCAGTTGTAGTAACCACCGAAGTACATTGCAGCCCTATGTAATATTTGAGCAGTTCTAGTAAAATCTATTTTAGATTGTTTGCCTGTAAACAATTGTACTAATTTTGTTGAAGCGTCAGGTCTGATAGAGTTACCTGTAACTTTGAAACCTGATTGTGAATAGTCATCTTTGGTTTCTCTATGATTATTCATAAACGCATATACTGAAAAAGGTATATTAATCTTTTTACAAAACATTGTTAAGTTAATTAATTGTTCAGTAGTAGCAAGAATATGTTTTTGCATTGAACCAGACCAATCAAGTAATAAAATCATACCGTGATTTTTTTGATTAGGTACTGTAGTAATCTTTTTAAATATATCTTCAGCAAATTTGTAACTATGTAATTTTAGAGGATCAATAATACCTGTTTTATCCTGTGAAGCACGAGCATATAACTTAGCATTTTTTTTCATCTCAAATTCTTTAACTAGATAATTAACTACATTAGAAGACTCTCTAATAAATTTATCAGTTTTAAGTTTTGCCTTGTTGATCTGTTGTTTATCGTATTCAGTATTATGGTGTTGTTTATCATAAACCATAATATCTCTAATAAACTTGTTGTAAGGAATAATTAATTTTTTAAGATCAACTTTAGGTAACTCGCAATAATCTCGGTTTGAAGCCTGATCGTCTGTAATACCTTTGATAGCAGTATCCATAAAGTCATTAGTTAATGATGTAATTTCTGAAGGTAGACCACTTTCACCAGCACCTTGACCGCCAGTTGTATTTGTTTTTTGTTTATCATCTGACTCTTCTTTAGAGTCTGATTTTTTTTCTAACCATTCAGATACTTTGTCATCTGTAGTCATATCAGATTTTGAATCTTCACTATCTGTTTCTGACTCGTCAACTTTTTTACCTTTAGGGTCTTGTTTATATACTTTTGCAACTTCAGGTTTTTTCTGTAATTCTTTTTTACAATACCCTAGTATTTCTTCAGCAAGTTTTAACACGTCATCAAAGTTTTTACACTTGTCAACAGCGTCAACTAATATTTTTTCTTTGTTAGTAAATTCAAAATCTAATCTTTTTGAAGACTTATAGTATAGGTTGATCTTATCAATAAGAGCATAATTCATCATGTCCCTATCATTAGTGCCAAAGAAATTATCTTTTAACATTTTATCAAAACCATGTAAGTAGTCATCAACTAAACCAGGATATTTTTTCTGTATAAGTTTATCAATTCTAGCGTCTTCAATAACGTTAACAAATGATCTAAATTCTTTTGATCTGTTACTCATGTCTTTCCATGAATCAGATGGTGTATATAAAGCATGGGATACTTCGTGTCCCACTAACATGTCATAAACATGTTTACTTTTTTGTTCTTCTTTAAATATAGGGATTGTTAATATTCTGTTGACTACATCAAACGAGGCAGTCTGTACAGCATTTTCTTGTACTTCAATATTTTCAGTAGCAAGTAATTTTGCAAGTTGAGATTTATTTTTCATAGTGTCATTTTTCATAATATACACTTATGCTATACTAAAACTGTTTAAAAGTCAAGCATAGTTTTTGTTGAAAAACAAGGGTTTTTAGGAATAATTTTTAGAACAAAACGAGAACATGTGGTTTTTTACTTCATTCCTATGAAGATTGGCTCATATTTTCTGCCTGGAATGTCAGGTCTTGCGAATCGTCCTATATAATTTTGTGATTGTTTCTTTTCTGATTCTGTGCCTTCTAGTGTAGATTGTACCTTTGTACCTTGTTGAGTTGATAAAGATAACCACCAAACTTTTATATCTTTAAATCCTGCCTCAACCATACAATCGTAGGTATCTTCTTCAAAGGTCTTATATGATTTTACATTTGCAACATTGAAACCTGCATATTTACCTGGTTTCAAACCTGTGTGTGCGTTCTTAATAGTCTGTAATAAGAAACCATTACGCCATGCGTCTTGTTGTGGGAATTTATTAAATGATTGTTCTTCTTCATCACCGTATTGTTCGTGTCCTAAATAAGGTGGCGATGTGAATACAAAATCTAAAGTATTTTGAGCAGGTATATAAGTTTCACTACCTTGTTTTAGTAGTACATATTTTTTGTGAGTATGCCCATATTGATCTCTAATCTTTTCTAAACCTGCATATGTAGGAACACAAGGGTCTGTGCCTATGTAATTTACCCCAGCTGCAATTGCACCCATTAAACGACCACCATAACCCATACTAGGATCCCAAACTGTACCTGCTTCAGTACCCTCTAGTGGACTATCTTTCTCTACAAATATATCATATAGAGTTGCGGCTGCTGTAGGTCTAAAATTAGAAACCATTTGAGTACCACTATATCTTCTCAACATAGCTCTCATATCTGAATCTGTAATTTTGTGTGCTTCTCGTTTTGTGAAGAAAGTGCCTGTAAGTATCTTGTTAATACCTTTTTCTAAATGTTCTTCATCTTCCCATATCTCCATAGGTGTCTTCATCTTACCACATTTAATTGACCATGCGTGGTGCATATACGACCATGCAAGTGTTAACCCATGTGTAGATTGACCTATGATTTTATTCTTTGTATCTAATAAAGTATCTCTATTAAATGACGTAAGTTTTTTATACTCATCATCTCGCCATTTTCTATCTTCGGGATAGTATGGGAATCCTTTATTCTGTTTCCAGTCCTGTATTACTTCTTTTGCGTTTGACATATACGTTACCTGGTAAGGTGCCTTTTGCCCAGCTTGTCTTACCGATTAAATTCATATTCATTTTAACATAAAATTTGTTTGCTGTCAAGTTGTCAGCTCTTACTGATAAAAACACGTCACTTGGGCAGAAATCAAAGAAATCTCTTAATACAGCCTGAGCAGTACCAGAGCCTGGCGAATCACTTGCAATCTGGTGTAATACAGTATCACCTTTTTGTAGTTGTACATCGCCTATCTTTTGTCTTCGTTTTGCGTGATGAAAGGTTATCAATATACCATCTTCTAATATCATCTGTTTTTTTGCAATCATACGCTTCATGTAGTCTGTACGTACATGTGGAAACCATTTCTTATGGCTGTAGAATATAGATTTTACTTTTTTAAAATCCGATTGGACTGCTAATATCATCAAACTCCTCTGCTTGTTTTAATAAGTTTTCTAATCTAGGATTGTTATAACAATCAATAACTAAATGTAATCTATCAAAATCTGCTTTATTATGTACTGCGTGAGCAGCCGTAACATCTACAAAGTAATATTTACCCACATCTAAATGAAAAACATGCTCTTGTTTCTTTTCCCATAGATAGAAATATACATTTTTACTTGTTCTTAATGGCACATGTAATCTTACAATCTTGCCTTGTTTTATTTCTTTATCTACTTTGTCTGTATGTTTCTTTATAGTTGTACCTGCTTTTAATCGCATAACTCTTACACGTTCAAACTCTGCTGGTATATGAGATAGTATTTCTTTTAAAGGTAATAGATCAGGTTCTTCGTATAGTTTAGTCCATCTTAATTCTGCTGGTTCTACATCTGACTTTAGTACACCAGGTTTTAAAATGTTACCTATGTCGTCACTATATCCTTTAATAGATACAGCATCCCAATCACCTTTTGCATTGTATTTTGTTTTTACTGCTGAATACGATAAGTTATCTAAAAATTTTATAGCCGTATCTAGTGGTTGTATATATTCAGGTAAATCTAGTTCTTTTAAGACTTTTGTTTCCATAATTTTGTAACCCTTTTTATTTCCTTATCTCTCTTTTTTAGAGCCATATTTAATTTTAATTTACTGACTAATTCTGTAAATACTGTTCCTTGCATATGGTCTAATTCATGTTGATAACATCTACTTACAATGCCATCAAATTCTTCTTCTACAGTTTCTAGTTGTTCGTTTAAATATTTGACTTTTATTTTTTGTGGTCTTTCTATATCTAAAAATAAGAAAGGAAAAGTTAGACAACCTTCTTTGTATCTAATTGTTTCTTTACTTATATTTGTAATTTCAGGATTGATACATACCCATTTCTGACCTTTGTTTATATTTACATTGTCACCCATTACAAACATACGATATGGTTTACCTACTTGATTTGCTGATAGACCTATGCCACCATAGTTCTTCATTGTTTCAAACATGTTATTACAAAATTCTGTAACACCTATCTTTTCTTGTTTTTTAAATTCTTCTATATCAAAAGGTACTATACTTGATAGGACTCTTTCATCTGTTGGTGGTAATAATGTGTATATCATCCTGCTAACCTCGTAAAGTTTTTGTACTTTTCAAATTTGATTATACTTGTAAACTTATCAAATAGTATATCACCTTTGTGAGATATAATAAAAGTATTTTCATTTGTTAATGTTTTAAGTATTTTAAAGAAGTCTTCGGTACCTTGACCATCTAAACTAGAATCAAATATTTCATCTAGTATTAGTAAGTTTGTATTTGTACTGTTTTTCATTTTTGCAATAGTACGCCATGTAAATAATAATGCAAGGTCTATTCTTAATTTCTCACCTTCACTAAAACTATTGTAATTAAACGTATCTCTAAATCTACTTTTTATTGTTTCGTTAAACTCCTCATCTAAATGAAAGTTAACAAAGAAGTCCATAGATTGTAAGTACTTATTAATCAAATTATTCATTATTGGCAGATACTTCTTAATGATGTTTGCTTTAACACCTGTATCGTTAAGTATCTCTCTAGCAATATCAATATATTTCTTTTCTTCTACAGCCTTGTTCTTTTCTACGTTTACTAATTTCAAGTCTTCTTTTATTTGTTCTAATTCTTTTGCTACATTGTTTGTATTATCTGTATCGTTTTCTAGTTTAGCAATTTCAGTATCTAGTCTATTTGAGTGTCTATTGATTTCTGAAATAGATGTATTAACTTTTGCAACAGAAATATTTAAATCATTTAATCTTTGATTGATTGCCTCCATCTCTTTGATTTTGCCTTTTGTTTTTTCTATTTCTGTAAACAATTTTTGCAAGCCTTCTTCTAATTCATTAATCTTTTTCTTGCCTTCATATATTTTTGTCTGTTTAAATCTTTCATCAATAGGTTGTGTACACGTAGGACAGTTGTCATTTGTTTCAAAAAAACTAACATCTTTTTTGTGTGTTTCTAAATTGTGTTCTATCTTTGTTTCTAGTTTTGTTAGTTCAGTTTCTTTTCTACTGTGCTTTTCACCACCCCACATCTCTGCTTTTGTAGATATAATTTTTTCATTAAGCAATTGTAGTTTTGACATATACTCATAGTTGCTTTGATCGTTTTCTTTTCTTTGTTGTTTTCTATCTTCTATGTCTGTATTATCTCTATTTTGTATTTGTTCAAAATGAGCTCTTTGTAATTCGTATTTTTCTGTCATCAAATCATATCTATGTTTTACATCAATAACAGCCTTGTTTAGTTCACCTTGTTTTTGTCTTAACAATAAATCCATATGACTAAAAACTCTTATGTCTAAAATTTCTTCTACGACCTCTCGTCTGTATCTTGCTCGTAGGTGCATAAATGGTTCGTATGATGTTGATCCAAGAATAACAACTTGGCAAAAAGCACGATAGTTACATTTTAAAATATTTTGTTCTAACGCATTTTGATAATCTATATTAGAAGCGTCTTGGTTTAACAACACGTCATTACAATAAACTTCAAACTTATTAGGTTTAATACCTCTTATTATTTTATATTGTTTACTACTTGTTTCAAATTCTACTTCTATCTCACATTCATTTTGATTGATAGTGTTTACAATTTGTTCTTTTTTTATATCTCTAAAGGCACGATTGAATAAGGCAAAACATAAAGCGTCTAACATGGTAGACTTACCTGCACCATTCATACCAATAATTAATGTTGATGGTGCCTTTCTTAAATCTACTTCTATAAACTGATTGCCAGTAGATAAGAAATTACGCCATCTTAATTTTTTAAAATATATCATACGTTGTTGTCGTTAGCTTCTATGTAAATTGACTTTAAATATTCTTTTAACTTTGTTTTGTTTACATCTGTTTCTAATTGATCTACATAATTATTTAGGAATGTAACTGTATCTTCGCCCATTTCTAGTATGTCTTCTCTTACACTAGCTTTAATATCAGAATAATCCTCTACAATATTTAAATCATGTACACTTATCTCATTATACAATCTTTCCACAAATTTGTCAAACACCTCGTTATTAGTCTTGTTTAATACTATTAATTTTATAAAGTGTTCGTGGTATGGTTGTATATCAAAGTTTGTATAGTCATGTTTTTTATCATCATAGATTATCTTTTTGTGTATGGTAAGTGGATTAGATACTCTTGTCATCTCTCTAGTTTCTGTATCAAAAACATGAAACGCTTTTGGGTCTTTATAGTCTGACCATGTCATCTCATATTGAGCACCACAATAGAATATCTGACCATCATCTGTATGTTTATGAAAGTGACCTGAAACTACTTTTTCAAATCTATTGAAATCTGATTTTGCTAAACCGTGTTCATTGATTACGCCATTTTGCATTTCAATACCTTTGATCTCTAAATGACCAAAACATAAATCTGCTTTAGCTGTTCTTAACATTTCCATAGAGTGTTCATAGTTGTCATCACAAATCCAAGGTGTAAATAAAATAGGTGTACCATCAAAATCTACAACAGTTGATTTAGTATAGATAAATGGTTCATTTACTTTATCAAATGATGAGTATAAATTTTCTATAGCATTTACATTATTGGTATTCTTAAAATAGGTATCGTGGTTACCTATAATAATGTGTGTATCAATTTTATCTTCATACAATCTATCCCAAAATTGTTTTCTAAAAATAGAAGCAGTTTGAAAGTTAATAAACTTTCTTCTATCAACAACATCACCTAAATGTACTAACGTTTTAATGTTATGTTCTTTTAGGTATGGGAAAAAGATTTCATTATAAAATTTAAGTTGATATTTTCTAAACGCTTCGCTGTCATTACGAACACCGAAGTGTGTATCATTCAATAGTGCGATCTTCATTATACGTCTAAAACACTTGTGTAGGTTCTTCTTTTTCTTTTCTTTACTTTGATTTCGTTCTTTTTAGGTTCTTCAATTGATGGTTTATTCTTTCTTAAAAATTCTAAAAACTGGTTTTTGTAATCGTTGTTTGTATCACCAGGCAGCACAGAAAATTCATCTATACCTCCTTGTTCTATCATTTTATATTTTATATTAGTTTGTTTTTTCTCTTTCTGTATTCTTCTAATAAAAGCATAATATATTATTTGCGTAAAGTAAGCAAAAGGATTATTAGACTTGTCAGGATTAAAGTTTTTAAGATATTGTAAACAATTTTCTATACCATCAGAAATCATATCATCTCTAAATGTATAGTTAATAAAATTAGGTCTGTAAGATAAGTGATTCGCAATCTTTAAAAAACATTCACCTATGTAATTAGTAACAGGTGGTGGTTTTCTCTTACGTTTTTCTGCCTTAGCACACTTATCTTTAAACTCTATCATCGCTTGTAGAAACAATTTGTTATCTACATAATGTTCAGGTTTTTTCTTTATTCTTTTCATTATTATATAATACTACAGGTTGTCAAATTTGTCAAGCTTTACACGTTTGAAACTACCCTTTCCTTTCTTTGATTTTACTATTTTGGATTTGTATTTAGGAGTACGCACCTCTTTAGCGATAGGATTTGTTTTAAAAATCCTGTCAAAATTCTGTCTATATTTGTCTGTGGAAATTCTACTCTTTCCGTCCCATTTGCCTGGCATAATTTAATCTCATAGGTGCTTGACTTAATTCAATTCCCGTTATATAATACCCATGTGGGTTGTTACCGAGGAGAATAGCTACCTCTAGTGCAACTTCTTTGAGGGCATTTTAAGTAAGTCAGCGATCTCTTTTATATCATCCTTATTAACATCATTCTCATAATTGGAAGCGGCGTTATCTAACTCCTCTTCCGACATTTCTCTTTCAATAAATCCTGGTAAGGCCTGTTTTGCGTGTTTTAGTGAGTGTGAAAGATCACTATATCTTTTAGTAAATGCTTGTGTGGCATTGCATATTGTAATAATTTTATCAACAGGAATAGTTACTATTCTCTCATCTGTAAAACCAACCCATTTTACTAGTGCAATATAATCAGATATACCTTGTTCAGTAATACGAGGTACATATTTGATTAGCATAGGTTCTTGTAATCTTAATAGTTTAGAGTTTTCAGGTAGTTGGTTTTTATGTAAAGGAAACTTACAACAGATTTCTTCTCCTGAAACCAGTCTGATTATCTTAACCTGTTTATCTTCAGCACGATTAATCATATAACTATTTATCTTTCTTAAGCGTTAACATGGCACAATGAGAGCCACCTAATTTCTCTATTATATTGTATTGTTCTATAGCACATTCTTTTAAAGCCTTCATATTATAATAGCCTTTGTTAGTATTCTTATCTTTCTCACCTGGTATATAATCATGGAATACAATTTTAAAAGAGTCCTTTGTACGTTTAAGTATTTCTTCACAATCACCTTTACCTATAGAGCCATCAATGAAAACAAAATCAAAGTCATAATGTAGATAGTCATTCCAATAATCTTTGCTTTCACATATAAATCTGTTTATATCTATATTATACTCAATTATATCGTTTCTGTCAATGGAGTACACCTCACAATTTAGTTTTAAAGCTGCGGAACTTTTGCCCGTACCTGTGCCTATCTCTAATGCTTTTTTATAGCCATTGCTTTCATGTAATAAAAATTTAAAGTCTTCGTCTGAAATCATTTTAAATCCACGCTATGTATTTCATAGTCAAAGCCTTCTCTATTATAGATGTTAACTCTTTCCTGAAAGTGTGTTAATGTGAAGTTCTTTTTATCTTTATATGTAAGATCGTCTGAAATATCATAGACTGTAGCAGACTGTTTCTTATCGCCGACACGAAGCCCACGTCCTATAGATTGTAATATTCTTATAGGGCTCTTACTAGGGCTACTAAAAACAATATTGTGTAAATTACGAATATTGATACCAGTGCTAAAGGTGCCGAAAGAAGCGATAATAATTGCGTTGTCCGACTTTTCTGTGATTGCTCTGATTTGTTCTCTATCATTTGTTTCAGTTCCCCCATAAACGAAAAACACTTTTCGCTTTGGGTCTACTTTTTCTTTAATTAGTTTATATAAAATCTCTCCATGTTTTTCAACAAGTTGAAATAGACACAATGTATTACCATTAAGTGCTAAGGTTAGATTTCGTATGTATTTATTACGAGCATTATTTTGAGTTAAGTATTCTAGTTCTTCAAAGTACTTTACACCATATACTTTTTTAGCTTCTGTTTCAGGATACTTTAAGTTCAGACATTTAATTTTTAGATTTGCAAGTTGTTTTCTTTCAATCAATTCAGCAGTTGATACTACTTTATTGACCATACCAAATAGACCTGTCAATACTAACTTGTGTGTTTTACTATCATCTAACGTACCTGTAAGACCTATTCTGTATTTACAATCTGTTAGTTTTGTCATTATCTTTGTTAATGATACAGCCTTAAACAAGTGTGCCTCGTCACCTATAACTGCACCATAGTCTTCAAAAAATTGTTTAGGCATTTTGTATAGTGATTGCCATGTTGATACTACTATACGTTTATCTTCATCTATATCATAGCCATGATATTTTCTACTGACATTTGTTTCTACATCAAAACCATAGTCTTTAAAATCTTTGTATAATTGTTCTACTAGTGATGTTGTTGGTACAATGATTAGAATATTGTTGTTTATCATGTTCATATAGTGCCTGACAAGCATGTATATAATAAGTGATTTACCAGAGGCAGTAGGAGATAAAACTAGTCCTCTTTCATATTCTAGTGCAAATTTAAAAGCATTGATTTGATAGTCCCTCGGAGTGATAGACAGATCGTAAGACTTGATTAAGCCGTCTATATCGGCGGCTGTGACGTTGCTATGTGCAAGGATTTCACTAGATTCGACTATATGTACATCTTTCTTCTTACACCAGTCTTTTAAGTAAGGATACAATCCAACATATAATTGACCTGTAGCATACGAGTATAACCGTATTTTACCATCCCAAACTCTATTACGAAATTGAGGTGTAAACTTGTAACCAGGTACTTCAAATGAGAAATAATCTGATAACTCTCTACGGATGCTTGCGTCTGCGTCAATACGTAGGTACACGTCATTGACCTTGTCAACTATGATGTTTTGCATATATTATATTCCTGTAACAACATAATTAGTTTATTACAAATAGCGATATGTCCTAGTTCATTCGGGTGGTCATCTAAGGTAGATACTCTCCTTGGTGAGTTTTTATCATACCATAAATCAAGTTGATCTTTAAATGTCCATCCTCCTAATTTTTTGACTGGAGGCCATCCCATAAATTTAGATGTATCTAATTTTTTCTTATATTTCATTATAGATTTTAATGCAAGTTCTTCGTCTTTTTTTTTTATTCCTGGATATTTTTTTTGTTTATCAGGATCTGCTCCATGATGTTTTTCTGTTTGACTTGAATAACCTTTTAAATAATCTTCAAAAAGTTCTATCATTTGAAATTGAACATAAGGTATATTGTATCGTTCACACAAAATTTCAAAATCTAAATAATATCCTAAAGACCTATCAACCCACCACGGTAGAGTACCATGTGTATCAATTCGTAGTGATGACCATGGCGACACGGCCATGTCGCTCCAATAGTTAAAGATGGAAATAAACTTTTTGAAATCTCTCCTTGGCGCTTCTGTCCAAGCAGCAATAACTAAACCAATTTGATTTTTATCCTCTATCTTAACTATTTCATCTCGTATAGTTGTATAGATAAATTCATTGCCTTGTCCTGCACCAGCCAGATTAATAACTTTCATGCCTAGTTTCTCTCCTAGTAATGTAGGCCACTTTTTATAACTAAAGTTCTTATCAGGATGAGATATAGAATCAAAGTCATCTGTTGTATTGCTATCTCCACTAACTATCAAATACTTCACTTTAGATAACTCCAGATGTAAACTTACGCCAATCTATAGCGTTCTTAATTTGAAAGCCACGATTAGAGATAATCTTAACTGTTCTATCTAGGTAGTCAACAACACTTTGTACATAAGTTACTTTTTGGTCTAACTTAATAAGTTCGTCATCTGATTTAAGATACTTGTCAACATCTTGTTTTAATATTTTTAGATTGAAAGGTTTTACTTGATACACACTAGGGTCTGCTTTGCCTGTATAGTATTCCCATTTTTCTCTTGTTAATCTTGCCAAGTCTTGTTCAGACTTCTTTAATAGATTAGTATATTGATTATGAAACTTCATATACTTGTTATGTAGTTGTGGTGTTTTTAATGATTCTAAATCAAGTTCAGTATCATTTATTTTTAGGTCTTTATCGGCGAGTGCCTGTAGTTCGTCAAATGTCATATGATCTCCATTATATTGTTATAGTATATATTAAGTTAATAAGTCTTCTTCATAGACCTTTTCTATACCTTTCTTCAATTCAGTTTGCATCCTTTTATCTAATTCATCTGGCGATACATAATTAGGATCGTAAAATTCTTTTAGTTCAGGAAAAACATCAAACAAATGTGATTCCCATTTAGTGCCAACATAGTATCTATCTTGTTGTAAAAAGTATTGAAATGTATCTTGTATATTTACATCTGAATCGTTTTCTTTTTCTAACGCAGCTACAATGTCAGGAAACTTTGAATATTTTATTATTAGTTCTAATTTTAATTTTTTAGGCAAGTTATGTACTGCAAAGTGTTTAGGGTTTTCTAACATTGCCCAATTAATTTGATCTATAACAGGATTGTCTTTACACCAATCTACAACTTCGTAAAATCTCATAACACTTAAAAAAGAAACTAGACCATTAAAATCTACGACTGCGTTAGGATATTTTTTAACTTGTTCTATATTGTCAACTAGTTCAGGCCAATCTGTTCTTCTTCTCATGTACTCAATAGTTTTACCTATACCATCTACAGAAGCGACCATAGTTACAAGTTTAAAGTGTGGTATAAATTTAAATATATTATGTTTACCTCTAGCCATTTTAGTCATGTTTGTTTGAAATTTTATTATAATTTCTTTTGAATCGCCACTATCTATTAGTGCCTGTAACATCTCATATTGTCTTTTCATAATAAGAGGCTCACCACCTATGATTTTTATACTACGTGTATAAGGTGCTAGTTCTAGTATTTGTTCTATTGAACCAGGTGTATTATCTTCTAATACTTTTTTTAGTTTAGGTCCTACTAACTTATACTTTGATTTTAATTCGTTTGACTCTTGTATTTGAATACCTGCGTTTTCTTCAGTCCATACTTTTTGATTCCATACACCACCTTCAGCTACTTTCATTCTTGTAGTTGAGTTAGCATGAAGACACATAAAACAATCTAAATTACACTCTGAGCCATATATCTTTAATTGTATTTCTAAAACCCTTCTATCAAGTTTGTATTCACCTGTTTTTCTAAATCTATCTGTTATATGCTCAATGTCATCCCAAAAAACACTATTGTTTGTATGTATTTTTAAACAGTTTGTTCTTCTGGACCTACCATATTTTTCTTCGTCTGTAACACATCTTTTACAAAATTTCTTAACAAACTTTAGATCAGAACCTGGTGTTGTCATTTCTTCTCTCAATACATTCATGTAAGCACTTTTATTCATCCAGTCTTTTAATGAAGTATTTTTTATGGTACTAATTTTATCAGCTTCTGCAAAACAACATGCTTGATATCTGCCATCTATTTCGTTGTATAATTGTGTAAAAGGTATACCACAAAAATATATTTCTTTACTTTTTGCTTGTTCTACTATTGATCCTTTTTCAGCAGCTTTCTTTTTACCAAGCTCTGACATATGTTCAGGTCGCCACCATTCTGTAGTGTTGACGTTACCTGGCATTGATAGGTCGCCTGGGCCACCTCTTGTCATATATTCGGGAAGTTTTAAATCTTTAGGTCTTACACGTACTGTCATAATGTTATATATGTTATAATTATGTTGTAGTTTCTAGTGTGCCACTACCACTTACATTAGCAAATTCATAAAGTTTATATTGAAACGTTACACTTGCTGTTAAATAATTTACATCTGTCGCTTGTTGATTGTAATCTAAACCAGATAATGATATAGGGTAAATATCTCTAAAACGTACTTCTATATTTGAATTGTTTTTACTTGTTAAGATAAACAATGTAGCGTCTGAATATAAACCACCATCATCTGAAGTTTGTTTTACAACTTGTCCTAATTCTTTATTGTAAGTTTCACTTGTTGTTGTAGGATATCTGTCTGATCCTGCAGCCTGTAATGATCTGAATTGTGAATGATCTTTAGGAAATCCAAGACCAGTCATCCAACCATGTATCTCTCTATAGTTTTCTAAATTTTCATCTACTAAAAACTGTATGTTTAATGTATCGTAATCTAGTTTATCACCAGGTATAGGTATATCTTTAAAAGGTGTAGCTTGTGCTGATGTGCCTAGTGTAATACCAGGTACATTTGCTGTAGTACAAAAATATTCTACTTTAGGTAACTTAATTATAGAAAACTTAAACTGTGTAGGACTAGCATAGTCTAGTTTAGTAGGTTGTCTAGTGTATGAGTTTGTTACTGTCATACAGCTATTTATATGAATTTTACTTAGGTTTTGGTAGAGGTACTATCTGTTTTTCGTCTACCTCTTCCCATTCTTTAGTTTGGGCTTCTGTTTTTAGTTTCTTTTCATTATCTGTAAGCACAGATTGTGATTGCTCTGCTTCATCTAATCGTTGTTCTATGTTCTCTAATGCGTTAGGTTTCTGTAAGTAATTAAGACCTAGTGCTAATAGTGTAATAAAACCACCTACTACTAATATTCCTAAAAGTTCTTTAAATGGTGTTCTTTTCCACATGGGTATCTCTTTATAAATTGTTATTCTTTCAGTATAAAACATAATCTACTTTTATTTATGCTAAAAAAAAGGGCGCCGAAGCGCCCTTCTTAAATTTGTTTCTCAACAAATATTACATGATGTTCGTAACTTGAACACGTCTGTAGTATCTGTTAGCGTTGATTGCACCAACACCGTCAGCAGTAATATTTCCTGACGCAGAAGCACCAGCAAATGGATTAGCAACCATACCGTATCTAGTTTTGAAACCGATTTTCGGTTGGAAGTTATCCTGACCTACTGCTCTAACCATTTGTAGAGGTACATACGGACAATAGAATAAACCAGCGTCGTATGGAGAAGTTCCTTTGTAACCAACAACGTAGTACTGTTTAGTAGGTGACGCATTGCTTGCCATGTTAGCAGCATATGGGTCAATGTAAACTTTGTACTTACCATTTAATACACCAGCAAAAGTATTACCAGTATCGTCAATGTTTAAGTTGTTGTTTAATGCAGGAGTGTAATCCAAAACACCCGCCATTTGTAACGCAGAGGCAACATCTGAAGAACAGATAATCATGTTACCTTTTCCTCTTCTTGTTCTCTGAGCGATTGTGTTTGCATCTCTCTCTAGTTGGAACATAAGACCTTTAAATCTCTCAACAGACCATCTACCATTAGAGTCTGTGTCAAGGTCAAATACCCCAGCAGTTGTTGTGTTAATTGCAGCATGTGAGTTGTCATTATCAGCAGCACCTACTTCAGCAGTTCTGTAAACTGTTCTAACTACTTCTCTATTGATCTCAGCTAAGATTTCAGCAGATAATATGTTAGACAATTCAGTTTCAGCGTCTAAGCCGTGAATTGCTTTAAGGTCCTGTGCTAATTCCATAGTGTACTCAGCCTTTAATGCTCTTGACTTAGCAGTTACAGTTGACTTCTCAATTGAGAATGCCATTTCAGCAAATGAGTTCGCCGCAGCGTCTCCAAGTGCTTCTGCATATGCAGTTGTCATACCAGTACCAGTTGTGTAACCAGTAGAAGTACCTATTGAGTCATTAAGAACAGCTGGGTTTTCACCAGTTTGTGCTACAGCGGAAGCCCCTGACACAGAAGAACCAGCTTTGTTTCTTCCAGAAAAGTCAGTATCAGCTTCGTCAAAAAGAGCTTCACCACCACTTTGAGATGTATATCTACTTCTCATTGCGAAGATCAGACCTGTTGGGCCTGACATAGGTTGAACACCAGCGATATCGTAAGCGATAAGGTTTGGCATTGCTCTTCTAACTAAGCTAATTAAAATAGGATTCCAATTTTGTATTGCGGAACCAGTTGCGTTAGTTGGCGCAGCTTCTGATAAGAAAGCAGCGTCTTCTCTTAGCGACTTTTCTTGGTTCTCTAATACCATTGAAGTAACGGCTCTTTTATAACTATCTTTGACCTCAGGAAGATCAGGATGGTCTAAAACGGGCTGCCACTTGTTTTGCATTGATTCAGATAAAAACATTTTTCTATCTCTCCTTCTTTTTTAGTTAATTAACTAACCCTTACTTTACGTATGGGTTTTTCTTTGATTTACTAATTGCAGCAGTATATGCAGCCATTGATTCGTTCATAGAACCAGCATTGTTTTCTGCTACTTCATTAGATTCAGTATCACTCGCTTTTGCTTTAGGGTAGTAAGAATTTTTTAATGTTTCTACACTTTTTCTAAAACTGTCAGCGTCTTTATATTCAATTCCTTCTGCTAAACCTTTAAGTTTTTCAGTTTCAGTTTCAGCAAGATCAGATGTAACATCATTGATGATATCCGTTCTTACGTGTTGACCGATTGCCTGATTCAACTCAACGTTTTTCTCAATAGTAGAGTTAACTTCTTCTTTTAACTTTTCTATTTCAGCAGTCTGAGCCTCAATCACATCATACTTCTCTTGTGGAACATTGATGTAGTGAGATTCAAATAGAGATTTAAGACCACCGATAAAATCTTCAGTAATCTCAGCTCTTAAGCCTTTTTCTATTGCTAATTCGTTTTCTTTCATCCACTCCTCAACAACATAGTTTAGGTAAGCGTCAACTTTTTCTACGATTTCTGATTTAGTTTCTTCAACTTTTTCATTAACCTTAGTTTCGTATTCGCTCTCTAAATTTTCTATTTCTTCAACGAGTTTTGCTTTGATAGAAGCTTCAAATATAGTAGCAGCTTTTGCTTTAAACTCTTCCGAAAGGTCTTCACCTTCAGTTAGAGCAGCAACATCTTCTTTCATGTCCATATCTTTAACTTTATCTTTAGCAGTTTCTTTTTTAACTTCTTTTTCTTTATCAGCTACTTCAGAAACTTCTTTTTTCTTCTCATCATCTTTATCAGCAACTTCTTTGACTTCTTTTTCTTTGTCTTTTTCAGCTACTTCTTTCATATCTTCTTTATCTTTAGAAGCTTTCATCATTTCTTTTTTATCTTTTTTCTCGTCTTCGTCAGCAGTTTCCTTAACATCTTTCTTCTCGTCTTCTTTATTTTCAGACTTGTCGTTTTTCTTGTCAAGGTATTTTTTAAGACCTGCAGGCATTTCGCCTTCTTTCATATCTTCTTTATCTTTAGAAGCTTTCATCATCTCGTCTTTTTTCTTTTCGTCTTCTTTATCTGCTACTTCTTTTACTTCTTCTTTTTCTTTTTCGTCTTTTTTCTCGTCAGCTTCGTTGGCATTGCTATATGATTTTTTAGGATCTGCCTCGGCTTTAAGAGATTGCATTGCGTCAGCTGCTCCTGCACTTTTTTGTTGTGGGTCACCTGTAATGTGGTTAACCCCTTGTGCGAAATCTACTTTTGCGTCTGTCGGTGAAGTAACTGCTTTACTCATAACTTGTTGTACAGTTGCTTGTAATGACTTTGCTGGTTCAGCTGGAGCTGCGTTTTTTGTTGGCAAATCTGCCACAGTATTGTCAGCCATCGTTCTATCTCCTCAATAGTTTTTCTTGTTGTTGTAAAATAAATGCACCACTCCTCTCGGAATGAGTCAATTACTATTTATAAAATTACAGCTTTTTAAGAAAAGATTCAAATACCTGAGCATTTTTATTTGCTCTTGCCATTCTCTCTTTACTTTCTACTTGTAACTTTAATTCGTTTACTTCTTGCTCTTTCAAAACGCCATTATTCCAAACCCACTCTTTGCCTTCCATAATGCCTTCTACGAAAGCGTCTGGAGCGCTGGGGTCTGCGACTATATCAGCCGCGGTTGCAAGATAAAAATCGTCTTTGACTATGTTAGCACCACCTACGTTTGCAAGTGTGCCCATTCCTCTACTTGAAACACCTAATTTTGCACCCTCGTCAATTAAACTTTTCACTATTTTTCCATATGGGGTATCTAAAATTCGTGCTTCACCTATAAAATTTGCGCCTTCAGGATATAGAGCCTTAATCATGTGCGAAACTCTTTCTAAATTTACTGTCGGGCCATCAGGATGACCAAGTTCGCCGAATGCTCTGCTTTTATTGATGAACTCTCTATTATATCTAAACACTTCTTTTTGAAGTATCTCTTTAGGATAGACTCTTCCATTCCTATTTTTCACATCGGATTGCATGAATATACCTTTGATAGAATAGTTTTTTTTACCATTCTTTTGTTCTACAATATATTCTGCGTTTGATATTTCTTCGGTAATTAATTTCATTTGTATCTATCTCTATTTCTCTTTATTATTTATACAAATAACTATCTGAAAACCACTAAAATCGTGTAATTATCACCAATTGCGAAATTCTTTGTTGATAGTAAAACATCACCTGTTGGTGTTGTTGCGTTGTTAGCTATCTCATTACCATCGGCACGTAAGTCCCAAAAACCTTGACCAGACAATAAAACTGCCGTTGCATTATCTGTACCATCCCATATCAACTCTACTGCTGATTTAGGATTAGCAGTGTTTATTGAATAAAAGATTTTTGATATTTTACGATTACCGTCTTCAGTCATAAAAGTTGTTTCGCTAGCGTCAACTTTTTTAACTAAAGTTTCACCTGTACCGTCAGAAAAATTAGTTATCTTAACGGCAAACTTTACGCCTGTCGTATCTGTTAATGTTTGTGTAGATACTGTATCAGCCATGTTAGTGACCTACGCCTACAGCACTAGCACTTACGTTACCACTTGATGAAATTGTATGTTTAGCATGTTTTTCAATTGTGATTTCATCTCCAGCAGTATGTAACAAAGTCGTACCTAAAACTGTACTACCATCTTTTACTGTAATAGTATTTGTACCAGCAGTAGCGACTATTCTTACAAAGTGAGCATTACCGATAGTATTATCTGATAATGTACCTGCGACTAGCGCTCCTTTTAGTATAATTGTTGCCATCTTTATCTCCTTAAAATTGTTAACGTTTCTTTATCAAAATACGTCATTAAATCTTGTTTACGTACACCATATTGTTTTGCAGCTGTATTAATATTTTTTTCAAAATTAGATATTACATCTGCGTCTTTATCAGCAGCTCTGAATATCATATCTACAGCACGCTTCATTTTAGGCGTAAGTTTGTTGTACTGTCTAGTACGTTTGTAATCGTTGCCTTCAGTTATATTATCTTTAATAAACTTATTGAGCCACTTCATCACTAGCCGCCTCTGGTGTAGGATTTTCAGCACTTATATCATTACCACTAAACACATTCGCTTCTGGAGCGTCTGCGCCTTGTTGTCCTGTAAATGCTGATCTAGCCACATCAACTTTAGCGTCATCTAAGGCTGCACTAACTTTATCTGCAAGAGAATTTTTTAAATCTTCTCCTGCCTGTTTAGCGTCACCTTGTTGTAGTGAATTAACAAACTTGTTTAAATTTTCTTTACTCATAATATTATTTATCTCCTATTACTTTTTTTCTTTAGTAGATTCAGATTTTTTTTCTTTGTTAGGATTCTTTGTTAAAATTTCAGAAATTACTTCTTCTTTAACTTCTTCCTTAGGTGCTTCTGCTTTCTTTTCTACATAAGGAACGCCACCAGCACCATATCTAATTACTTCTTCCGACATCTTTTTCTCCTTCTTTTGGTTTTAATGTTGGTTCTTTTTCTTTACTACCATTCGTTTCTTCTTTTGGCGTGATGGCTGGGACGTCTTCGGTTTGTCCTTCAGAACCTTCTTCTTTAATTTGTTTATCAATTTCATCAATTTCTGTTTCATTTTGTTTTAATATCTTGGTTCGTATATACTCATTAGAGAAATATTTACCAACATACCCTTCTAGTTGTTGAGCGAGTTGTACTCTTTCTCTCATCATTTCGCTGTGTTTTAATTCAGCAAAGTAACCATCTTGTAAGAAAGAATATGTAATATCGCCTTGCATACTGTCCCATTCATCTGGAGCAATAACACCTTTTAATATTAATTGTGTTTTTAATAGATCATGGAAAAGCATACAGAATTTTTTACGTAATCTGCCTACGAATTTAGTAAACTTAACTTCATCTCTACTAATTTCAGCTGCACGACCTAGATTAAATCCTTGACCGCCTTCTAATCTACTGATTGGTATATTAAGTGAACGATATAGTTTCTTTTGGAAGTATTCTATATCTTGTATTTCACCTAAGTTTTGACCACCAGGTAATGTAGTGATTTCAGTTCCTCTCCCACCTTCTCTACGAGGCAACCAAAAGTCTTCTAACATACTCATCTGATTTCTATCGTCTTTAATTTCACCAGTACTTGCGTCATATACAAGTTTGTTTCTATATCTAGCCATAACATCTCTTAAATATTGTTCAGCTTTGATTTTAGGTAAGTTACCTACATCAATATAGAATATTCTTCTTTCTGGTGCACGAGCAATTCTGTATATTACAACAGCGTCTTCAATCATTCTTAATTGATTGACAGGTTTAATTGCCTTATGTAAATAAGATAAAACTTGATTTGCCTGTTGGTCTATTAAACCAGACGGACAAAATGCAATAGCGTCTGTCGCTATTCTTAACCCACCTGCGTTTGATGTAGCAGTTGGATGTATTCCTTTTTCGTTGAATATATAATATTCTTGGAATTTGTTTTCAAAAGCAAATGAAGAAGGCATGCCATCTGTTCTCTGCTTTCTAACCTCTCTAATCTTTTTGATTTTACGAGGGTCTATATATCTTAATTCTGTAATCCCTAATCTAGGACTTTCTTTGTCTATAATTTTATGATAGTACATTCTACCATCTACGTACCATCTTCTAAAAATATCATGTCCTTTTATATCAAAGTTTAATAACTTTAATACTTCTATAAAGGATTCTCTTATTTTCTTTTTGATAGATTCGCTGTATTCAATTTTACTTAAATCTAATTGTACAGCATTTTGATTTTCATTTGATACGATTGCCTCAGATATGATATCCTCTATTGCAAGGTCACACTCGGGATGGAGTGATACTTCTCTATATCTTCTTATTAAGTCTAGCTCGTTTCTAGCCGTTACATCAAATCCGCCATAAGACGCAAAAAACCCACCAGCGGGGACGGTTGTTGTACCGTCTTCCGCTTGAGGTGGAACTATATTTTGTCTTGGATCGGTTGAAGCGTCTTTTAAACGTTCTATCTTAAACCCAAACAGTTCAGCCATAATTTAGTTTCTCCTATTACTATTAATACTTATAACGGTATTAAGTAGTAGTGTTTGTTTCAAAGTATTGGTATCTATGTGTAGCAGTAAAACTCTCTACGGAGTTGTTATCACTATACGATAGAGCAATATCATCCAGAGTTGTTGGAAACATTCCTCTGAAAGTGTATGATTTAATCACGTTACCGTTTCTGTCTAATTGGTCAACAAAACCGTCAACTTGATAATCTACAGGATTTACTAACCCCTCGTTATCTGACATATTGTTGATACCATTTAACCATCTTTCGTAAGCGTTACGTATTAAGAAGTTAGTATCATTTAGAATAGTTGTAGTCCATGTAGCAAATGTTCTATCACCTGCAACATATAACTCCCTACCTCTAAATGGTATTGCAACTTCCGTTACAGTCATTCCTGGTAAAGATGTAGATGTAGTTAAGAAACTCATAGTTTCTGTTTCACCACCTACAGCAGCAAAACCAGGGAAAGGCATTGTTACTCTAAACTGATTGGCACGAGCTCCACCGCCTCTTAACTTAGCTTTAAAGTCATTTATATTTGGCATGTGTTTATCCTCCTACCACTTCTTCAAATGCGGCGCCTGATCGTGTCGCAACGAATTGTAGTTGTATAAAGTTGATTGATCTATTTGGTTTAACAAATATATCAGCTCTAAACTCATTACTATCAATGACATTAGCAGTGTTATTAGAAGAATCACAAACTACTCTAAAGTCTGTAACACCTCTTCTACCTTGTACATCTCTAAGGAATGGTTCAACTATGTTTCTAAATTGAGCTCTTGTAAACTCGTCATTAAATTCAAATAGTTGAAATTTAGAAGCTGTTGATATTGCTTTTTCCAAAGTAATAAACAATCTTCTTACGTTTATTCTATCAAAAGCACTCGGCGTTGATAATCCAGTTTTATCACCAAACAATAAAGTACCTTGTCCTGGTAATGTTACAACTGGGTTTACTCTCGCTCTGTACAATTCATCTCTTTGTCCTTGTGTTGGATTGTAAGAAAGTTTAACTGCACCTCTAATTACTCCTCTGTTGAAACCAGCAGGTGAGAACCATGAGTCTGCGATTAAGTCTGTTCTTGCAGCCAATCCAGCAATGTCTCCATTTAAAGGAACATATCTGAATACGTCATTATATTTGTCGTATGTATATTTGTAACCACTATCAAATACAGCGTATGATGATGATCTAATACTATCAAAGAAACCTTTTACGTTAGTTGTTTGAGTAGTACTATTTGTAACGTTAACTACATCTGATCTTTCAGGAGAAACAAATACTATTGCGTCTTTTCTGTTTTCAGCGATTGTAATTAAGTTATCAATGTGTGTAGCGTTACCTTTACCAGCGATGATTAAGTTAACATCTACAGTATCAGCGTCATTGTATTTTTCGTAAGCAGTTTTTAATTCAGCAGTACTTACTGTTGAACCATCTGCACCACTTACAAGTGATCTAGCAAAAGGTGCTGACAGAGCAGTAAATGTTAATCCTGCTACTGCACTACCCCAATTTGATCCTGTCGCAACGTGATCCATCCAATAGATGTATTCTGATTGGTTGTAAAGTACGTCAACGTAGTAGTTAGTATCACCTTGTGCTGTTTTAGCGTCTGATCCTTTTGATACTGAATCATAAACTTCTAAAACTTCGCCACTAGTACCTGTAATACCACCGTCTTCATCAACGACTACTATGTGCATTTCGTCATTTACACCACTTCTATTAGAAGCGTATGTTGATGTTCCTGGTGCTTTATCTACTAGATCGTAGTATTGCCATCTTCTTCTTACTTGTGAACCGTTTGCAACAGCTGTGTGTAGTCCGCCTGTGCCTGATGGATGTCTTACAAAAGTTAAAGTGTTTGTTGAAACACCTGTAACTCTATATTCATGCCCACCTGACTCGCCGAAGTTTACAATATCACCTACAAGAAAATCTGTTCCTGAAGTTAATACGATAGTTGTATCTCCAACTGCTGTTGAAGCGTCATTTGTTGTTGTTTTATTTACTGCTTCATATGCCGTTGCACTCGGACATACTGAAACTTTTAAGTTATTACCCCATGCGCCTGCTGTTCTTGCAGCCCATTCGCCAACGTTAGCTGAACCGTTACTATAAGGTCCAGTAGTACCGTCACCGTTTTGATAATGATCTGTGTTCTTAATTCTTAATGCTGATCCAGATACAACAGCGTTAACACTTGAAGTGTTTGCAGCTCGTACTACTCTTAAACTTGATGAGTATTGCAAGAAACTTGCAGCACTAAACCAAAATTCAAAGTTTGTAGAGTCGGGTTTACCAAACGTTTCTACTAATTCTTTCTCCGAACTAATAGACGTAACTTCGTCCATAGGTCCTTGATTGAATTGTCCTGCAACAGCACCGATCGTAGTTGCTACTGCTGGGATTACGTTTGTTAGATCCCTCTCTTGTACGAGAACACCTGGTGAAACTTGAAATGCCATATGTTTGTTCTCCTCTTATTAGCTAATAGGTATCATTAATCTCGTTTATATTTATAAAATATCACCTTTTCGTACGGTTACTGGCTGCCATACTTCACCACTATCATCTTGTTGATATTCTTCTTCCATGCCGTTATCCATAAACCCGAAAGGTGCCATATCTTGTTCTATTGCGTTTTGTTGTTCGGCATACATTCTAGCACGTACATCTTGGTCTGTCATCTCTTTGAAATATCTTTGATTAGTGATCCATGCAAAGATAACGCAACACATAACTAAATCATCATTTGAACCCTCTTCAGCCTGCCATCCACTACCACGTCTTACAAATGTTGATAACTCTTGTATTGTATGAAAATCGTTTATCAATATCTTGTCGCCCTCTAGTAGTGATTTTAAGTTTGAACAACCTATACGTTTTACTTGTTTAGTCATACGTACACCTAATTGTGTACCTCTCTTACTGAAACCACCACCCAATATCTGACCTGCTCTACCTTTCATCATACACATTAATAAGTTTGTGTATTCTAATTCAAACTGTAAAGCGTCTGCTATTTGATGTCCTAGATCATTTACTTCAACACATATATGAGCATTGTTATATGCTCTTGCGACTTTCTCAATAGTATGAGGAAACAATATAGGTTTAATTTCGTTATCTCTAAATTTTGCAACCAATCTATATGGCATTTGTGTTACGTCAAATACAGTAAAGGCAGAATAATCTCTTACAGTACCACGTGCTACGTCAACTGTCATAACATAATCTTTACCTTTTTCTGCTCTCTCGTACATATCTAAACCTTCGTTAGATACTAATGGTGTATTGTGTGATAAGTTTCTTAATTTAGATGGATTGATTAATGTATCTACTGAACCTACAAACTCACACTCAAACTCGGTAGCAAATTGTGCCTCACTAGTATTTCTAATCGTTTCATCTTTCCATTTTTCATCTCTACCAGGTACCTCTGACCAATGCACTTCAATAGGTTTATAATCATTTCTTCCATGTATTGCGTCATTCCATAATTTATAAAACATATTCATACCATGAGGTGTAGATACGATCATAACTTTAGAAGATTTACCAGAAGAAATTGTAGGATAAACTGAACTAAAAAACTGCTCAGATATATTGTTAGGTATGAAAGCAAACTCATCAAGGAATATGATGTTAAATGAACCACCCCTAATTGCACTTGAAGATGTTGCAGCTGCAAGTATCTTTGAGCCATTTTCTAATTCAAGTGAACCTTTGTTCCAGTTTAGTACACCTTGTTGTAACCATTTAGGTAAGTTTTCATATGCAAGTTGTAATCTACCTAATAAATCTCTAGCAGTAGATGATTTGTTTGCAAGTATGGCAACGTTTATATTGTCATTGAATATAACTTGATGTAATAGATATGCGATAATTGTAGTTGATTTACCAGACTGTCTAGGAAGTTTACAAATAGAAAAACGATTTTCATGGAATGTCTTAACCATTTTATCCTGAAAAGGATACATATTAAAAGGTACTAGACCTTCATCAATGTTTACAATTCTAGTGTATGTTTTTATAAAGTGTATAGGATCTTCCATACACTTTGCAATTTCTCTTACTTGATCTTCGGTATAACTTTGTTGTAAATTTGCTTTGTATAGATTAGGATTACCTAGATATGCTTCAGTCATATTTTACTTCGTCAGGATTAAAACCATCATCAAACTTTTTATCTTCTTGCACTTCTACATTTTTGTTTTTATTCTTTAACATTTTATGTAACTCTGCTGATGATCCTACAAACAACGCCTGTTTTATATTTGTGCTTGCTTTATCTGGCACATGTTTTAATGTTTTTAGTTTACCTTGTAAGTCTTGTAATTTGTCAACTGTATCAGCAACTTGTTTGATTAAGTTACCTGCAACTTCATATGCTCTAGGGTGTTGACTTTCGTTTGCAATATCAAGTATACCTTGTATTGCGTCTTGTCCTCGTTCTATAAGATTGTAATAATTTTCTCTACTGTATTTGTAGTCGTTATCAACGTCTTCTTTTTCTTTATCTTCCATCCTAGGTACAGGTGGAGTAAATTCTTTTTTGACAACAGCTTTAGTTAGTATTTTCTCGTTAGAGATACCAAGAGCTTCGTTTATTTTTTCGTCTATAGTCATAATTAATAATTCGTTATAGTTGTTGTAAATCCAAAATCATCATCAGCGTCAGCAGTAGTCGGATTAGGAACTACAACAATTCTTTCTTCTTTTTCTGCACTAGCGCCTGTGTCGTTATACAAATCTGTTTGAGCAGTTTTAATAACTTTACTAGAATATATAGGGCCATATAGATAAGTTTTTGCTGTAAAGTTTAATGTATAGTTTACAGCTCTTCTTTGTGTAAATGAACCATCATATGTATCCTGATAATCAACACTATTTAGTGTTATCGGTACATCTCTTTTTATACCCATGTCTGGTATTGCATTTACTGTAACTGTATAGTCTGGTTGAAAGTATGGTAATATTTGTTCTATAATACATAGACCATCTTCAGCAGTTGCTGTAAATGAATATAAATTAAATGATAAATTATAAGGTACAGGATTGTATTGATAATACTGTTTACTTGCGTCTGTAGTATTTACGTTTTTAAATTTACCTACTCTTTGTAATTTACGAGATGAGTCATAAGATAAACCAGCGATTTCAAAACCCATACGAGGTAATGACATTGCCATTTCTCTTTGTTCTAAATTAGGTTGTTGTTCTAATCTTGTTAAAAACTTTTCTTTAGGCGAATATGATAGAGGTACTTTTAATCTTTGTATTGTACCACCATCACCATCTTTTCTTACAATGACAATGTTATTGAATATTGTACCAAATGATACAACAATCTTTCTTAATGATTCGTGGTAGAATTGTTTTCCAAACATTATGTTTCGTCAACCTCTCCGAAAGGGTTTCTTTCTGTAAAGTCTAGTATATCATCACCTGTGCTAGCAGTATCAAACCCAGCGTCAGCGTTGTACGTGGCGTTGTCAGCGTAATCTCTAGTTTGTGTTGCAAGATTTATATCTTCGTGTGTTTCTGCCAATAAGAAGTTTATAGTGTTTAATGTAGTATCAGAATCCTCTAACATGATACCACCACCATCTTCTAATGTTAATTGATGTTGTAATTGATCTATAGATAATCTATCTTCAGCAACATCAATTTCTGATCTGCCTGTATCAATCTTCTCACTAGAATATTCAAATCTAGTTGTTCTTAATTTATAGACAGGTAAGTTACCTAATTGAAAGAATGGTTCCTGATCTTCTACGAATTGTATCTCAAAAAAACTATTCATCAAAGGCACATAAATTAAATCACCTTCGTTAGGTCTACCATCTACTATACTATTTGCTTTGTTATCAACTTGATTTTGCCATCTTCTTTTTGCAATGACAAATGTTGTATCTTCTCTAATTTCTAAACCAAATTTAGATACTAATTCTTGTTCGCCACCAAAACCTTCAGCAGTTTCCATATACATCTCAAGCATATATGACTGGTCAAATTTAGATAGAGTATCTTCTCCTAAAACTAAATCTTTGTTGACTAATGTTCTTGGTAAGTAGAAATTATCTAGGCCGTACATTCTTAGGCCTTCTATGATTAAATCTTCGTGTAATCTCTTTTCTGCTGAGTTACCAATTCCATTGCCGCCTTGAAAGTGATGATTGACTGGCATGGCATTATCCTATCATGTAAGTTACAGGCGTTTCGTATGTGCCTCTTATTTCTTCTTCTAATTTTTGTATATCTTGTAGTGCTTCTGAAAATATTTGTTGACCGTTAAGTGTAACACCACCTAACATTGCAACACCATTAAATTTAGATAAGTTAGAACCCCATTGTTTTTTAAGTAATGCTGTAACATATCTTTTTAAGTATATGTCGTTATATACATCGGTCATAACAGTTGGGTCTAGTTTTCTAAAACACTCAATTACAAGATACTCGCCAACAGTTATATCTGTTTTCCAATCCATATCTACAAAGAGTTTATTATTATACTGATTAAATCTAATAGGTTTTTCACCTACTAATATATGATCTAACATATCTAAATTTTTCATTACCATTTCATAATGAATAACTGAAGAAGATGAAAAATCATATAGATCATTTAATCTTAATTGGTATCTAACATCAAACATATTCTGATTACCTCTATTTGATAAAGGGAATATTCTTGTAACTGCTAGTACAGCTTCAGGTACAACGATAAAGTTATTTTGTTCAGACCATGCAGTAGTAACTGAATTTTTAGTAACACTTGAAGCAGTATCACCTGAAGGCGATTTAATTCTATCTACGTCTGCTTGAGTTACTTTGTATTTAAGGTATGTTCTTTCAACGCCATCATAGTGATATTGAGCAAAGTATTGTAACGCTTCATCTAATCTATCTTCAGCCTGATCGTCATCTACGTTGATTTCAATTACAGGTTTCCCTAGTGTTCTTAAAGCGTACTGTTTTAATTGTTCTCTTGTTGCTGGGTTGGCCATATTAATCCTTTATTACTATTTATACGATTATTAGGCGTTGCGAAGACGCAATTATGGTGTGTCTAAAAATCGGTTTAGATTAATTGATTATTAACTTGCAGAACCAACAATTGTCTTAACAGCAGATCCAGATGAATCATTAATTACTAATGTTACAGCACTAGCAAAGTGTGAAGATGTTAAGCCTGAAATCGTGTTTGATCCAGCAGCAATTGTTTTGTTTGTCAAGGTTTGTGAAGCAGTCAGTAACGCAATAGCACTAGTGTTTGATAAATCAGTTGAAGCAATAGTTATGTTTGCACTACCGTCAAATGACTGACCAGCGATTGTTCTAGCCGTTGCTAATGTTGTTGCGTCAGCAGCAAGTGTTGCTGTATCAGCATTACCTGTTACATCACCAGTTACGTCACCAGTTACATTTCCTTGAACATTTGCAACTAAAGTACCTGTTGCAATTGTTAAGTTACCTGTTGCGTCATTTGTAGCAGTTGTAGTACCAACTA